AAGTCCGAGTTCGCCAGTTCCCTGTTGCCTGCTTGGATGATCGGGAATAATCCAAAACTAAAAATTATACAAACCACCCACACCGGAGAACTAGCCATAAGATTCGGGCGTAAAGCAAAGACGCTTATGGATTCAGATGAATACAAAGAAATATTTCCAACACGTCTTAGAGAAGATTCGCAAGCTGCCGGTAAATGGGAGACAGCACAAGGCGGCGAGTATTTCGCATCAGGCGTCGGGGGTGCTATTACAGGAAGAGGCGCAGATCTACTTATCATTGATGACCCTCACTCAGAGCAAGACGCTATGAACAAACAAGCTCTTGAGCGAGCATACGAGTGGTATACATCAGGACCAAGGCAACGTTTACAACCAGGTGGTAAAATTGTTTGTGTTATGACCAGATGGAATACTAAAGATCTAACAGGTAAACTAATACAATCTCAAAAAGCAGCTAAGGCAGATAAATGGGAAGTTGTAGAGTTTCCAGCGATCATGCCATCAGGTAAACCTGTTTGGCCAGAGTATTGGAAGTTACAAGAATTAGAAGGAGTTAGAGCATCACTATCTGTTGCAAAATGGAATGCACAATGGATGCAAAACCCAACATCAGAAGAAGGTGCTATTATCAAACGTGAGTGGTGGAAGTCTTGGGAGAAAAAAAGCTTACCTCCATTAAAACACGTTATACAATCTTACGATACCGCGTTTATGAAAAAAGAGACGGCCGACTATTCTGCAATCACCACATGGGGTGTGTTTCAAGAGAATGAGGACATGCCACACAATTTAATATTATTAGATGCTGTAAAAGATAGATTAGAGTTTCCAGAGTTAAGACGACTTGCTAAAGAACAGTACGATTACTGGCAACCAGAGACTGTCTTAGTTGAGGCCAAAGCTTCTGGATTACCATTGACCTATGAACTTAGAGCTATGGGTATACCGGTAGTTAACTTTGTGCCATCTAAAGGAAATGATAAGCATACCCGTGTAAATTCTATTGCACCTTTATTTGAATCTGGTATGATATGGGCTCCTACAGATGAAAAGTTTGCACAGGAAGTAATTGAAGAATGTGCAGCGTTTCCGTATGGAGATCATGATGACCTTGTGGATTCTATGACCCAAGCAGTCATGCGCTTTAGACAGGGAGGTCTAGTGACTCACCCTGAAGATTACGAGGACGAAAAGCTCCCTCCAAAAAAATACAGTTACTATTGGTAAACTATGACATTAATTAGACTTATAAATCTTTTTATACAAAAATTTGGTAGAAGACCTACCCCAAATGAATTATCTATATTAAAAAAGAATGCTGATGCAAACCCAGAGTCAGCTAAGATTCTTCAATTTCCTGAAGGTGGTAAAGACAAGGTTCCATTTGACAAACAGTCTCGTGGTGGTATTGGATCTTTAGAATCTTTTAAAGAGTTAGAAGATTCATATGAAGAAATTGGAAAAGCTATAGAAAAACAAGAAGGTATGGGTTTAGTGGAAAGAGCAAGAAGATTAAAAGAAGCAGCAGATGAACTAGTTGAAAAAACAAAAATTCCTGACAAGTTTGATACAATTGAAGACTTTGAAAAATTTTTTAGATTACCTGGACAATTTTCTCCTGCTGAAGTTGCTGTAAGAAAAGCTGAAAGAATTAAAGCCGGTTTTTCTACAAAAATAAAATTGAATAGCGCAAGAGAAAATAGACAGTTTGCTAAAGACCTGATTAATAGAGAGGGTGCATATAGCGATGAGTTTAATAGTTTAAAACCAGAAGATAGAAAAGAAGTTTTAGATCAAATAGAAGCACAAATTAAAAAAGACACCGATCCTATTGGTCCTCCAACTGATCCTGATGAAATACCTTTTGCAAAAGGTGGCCTAGCAAACATGCTGAGGTTGTAATGAAACTTCACGAATACAATGAAATGATGAGCTACGTTCTTAGACGTCCGATGTCTATGGGTGGTAGAGTTAATTTAAAATATGGTGGTACGTTTAAAGAATATATTAATCGTGAAGATAAATACGAAGACTTAAGTTTTGAAGAGTGGTTAAGAGAAGATAAAGCTGAAGGTGGACGTATTGGTTTTAAATCTGGGACACCATTTCAAATTACAGACGAGGTGTTAAAAAAAATAGATGATTTAATTAAAGAGACTAATTTAGATTTAAAAACTATTGGAAAGCAAATTGGTTTTGGCACAGATAAAAAACCTATGGATAGTAATTCAAAGGTGTTTCAAGAATATATAAAAAAATACGGCAAACCTAGTGATGCTAGATTGCAAACAAGAGGTGTTCCACTATCTCCAGATAAAGGACTTGGTAAAAAAATTATAAAAGCTTACGATAAACAAATTAAAAATTTTGGTAAACCAAATATATCTCAAATTGCAAAAGAAGTTTATGGAGCTGGTGTGAAAGATCTTGACAGTGCAAGAGCACAAGTTAGAAGTGTATTAGGTAAATTTAGAGATTATCAAGGAAAAGCAAACATACCTATTGATAAAAAAGATTTAACCCCAGAACAAATAAAATCTAAAGCAAGAGTTAAAAAATTAAAACCTGTTGATAATCCAACTATAACAAAATTTATGGCTGGACCACAAGATTCTGGTTTTCAATATCACCACATGGATGCTACAAAAACTTCTATGGTTACGTTAAATAATTTAGTTTATTTACCTAGCGAAGTTAATAATTATATACAGAGTTATGAAGGACCAATCTCACAAAGAAAAAAAGAAATAACAAAATTAAATAAAAACAAACCAAAGGGTTATAAAAAACAAATAGATGCTAAATTAAATCAGATTAGAAACACAATTGCAAAAGCAGATATAGATTTAGATAAAGCAGGATACTCTGCTTATAAAGGTGTGATAGAGGTTGATACTATAGATGTTAATGGTAAACCATTAAAAATTGGTGGTGGATCTGCTTTAAGATTAGGAGAGGGTCTTGCAGAAGAATTAGGTTTAGATCCAAATAAACCATTAAAACAATTTACACCTGAAGAACAAATAAAATTAACTGAAGCTAAAAAAGCTTTAATTAAAAAATCTTCTATTAACAAACCAAAAGCAACAGGTTTTGCAAAACCAGGAGGCCCAACACTTGGTGCTAATTTAATACCAACCGATGCTGATAGTAAAAACATAGCAAAAAAATTAGCAAGCTTTGGATTTAAATGTTCTGCTGCAGAGGGTGGGGCTTGTGATAACCCAATGAATTATCTTGATGATATTAAAAAACAACAGACTATTGCAAAAGGTTCAGGCAATGCCGCTGCGAACGCAGTAAAAAAACTTAGCGCTGGTAAAACAGTTTTAAGAGAGTTTATTGGTCCATTAGCTCTAACTTTTGAATTAGCTGCAGCTGTGCCAATAACTTATCTAGGATACAAAGCAGGACTACCACCTGCAAGAATTGTAGCTGATGCTACTTATGGATTATTTGGAGACACAGAAAAAGCTAGACTTAAAAAAGTAGCAGCTGAACAAAACATAGATACATCAGAAATTCAAAAGTCTTTAGACTTTGAAAAAGCGAGTGGAGCAATGCAAACATTGGCTCAACAAGAAGGTGAGTTTAGAGGACCAGATGATGAAATGCTTTTCCCTCAACAATATGAAAAAGGAGAAGAAGATTTCTATAAATCAGTGGGTGCATTTACAGATGAAGAAGGTAATATTAGTAAAGATGTTTACAAACAATATGGTTCACAGCTACAAGGTTTGAGAGATTATATTGCTAAACTAGATGCTGATACAGCAGCTGAAAGAGCTTCTAAAGTTGCAGACATAGGTGGCATAGCTGATTATTTAGAACCATCTACAAGAATGAACTTTAGCGAAGGTAGTCCAAAAGATTTAAGTAGGAGAAGATTCATAAAAATTATGGCAGGTATTGCATCACTACCGATTGTAGGTAAATTTTTCCCTGGTTTCAAAGCCGCAAAATCAGCTAAAGTTGTTAAGCTAGCTAACACAAGCACAGCAATGCCTGAATGGTTTCCAGATTTCGTAGATAAAGCTTTTGCAAGAGGTGTAGGTAAAAAAATTGATGCTGATATTACAGAAGTAGAAATACCAGAATTACCCGATGTTAAACTAACAAAACATGATGATGGTCGAGTGTTTGTTGAAGGAAGAAATGAATATAATGAAGGATATCAAATAGAATACAAACCACCAGGATATGAAGTTATAGACGAGAAAACAGGTAAAGCTGTTAAAACACCTGGAGAATTTGACGCTGTTGAAGGAAGGCATGTTGCATTAGGTCCAGAAGATTATGACGTAGATCCTTTTTATGCGGACGATTTAGATGAACTTACTACAATTGATATAGCTGACATGGAAAAATACGCTACAGGCAAAGTAACAAAAACAGTCAAAGATGCTTTTGGCACAGATACAGGTTTAAAAAAAGGTGTACGTAATTATGACATGGCTGTTGGTACAGCAGAGAACACTGCAGATGTATTAAGAGATGCTGATTTATTAGATGAAATTGACTAAACTAACAACAGGAGCACCACCAAAACGAGGACCTAACCCACAGGGGTTGAATATTAAAAATAAAAAGGTTAAAGTGGTTCGATTGGAGAAAATAAATGGCAGACGTAGACAAAGCTCTTCCTAACGTTGAGCAAACTATAAAAATACCTAGTCCAGAGGAACTACAGGTAGAAGTAGAAAAAACAGAAAAAGATCCACAAGCACCTGTCGATGTTCAAACAAACGAAGATGGTAGTGTTGATATTAATTTTGATCCATCACAAGTAAATTTAGAACAGAGCCAAGATCATTTTTCTAATTTAGCAGAATTATTACCAGATAATATTCTTACACCTATTGGTCAAGAGTTAGCTGCAAACTATCAAGATTATAAATCTTCAAGAGGTGATTGGGAAAAAGCATACACATCAGGATTAGATTTACTAGGTTTCAAATACGAAAGTAAAACAGAACCTTTCAAAGGTGCCTCAGGTGCCACGCACCCGGTACTAGCAGAAGCTGTTACACAGTTTCAATCATTAGCTTATAAAGAATTATTACCAGCACAAGGTCCTGTAAGAACACAGATTATTGGTTTACCAACAGCAGACAGAGAACAACAAGCTCAACGTGTAAAAGATTTTATGAATTACACAATCATGTCTGAGATGAAAGAATATGAAGCTGAGTTTGATCAAATGTTATTTTATTTACCGTTGTCAGGATCTGCATTTAAAAAAGTTTATTATGATTCTGTTATGGGTAGAGCTGTTTCTAAATTTGTACCCGCAGATGATTTAGTTGTACCTTACACTGCAACATCATTAGAAGACGCAGATGCAATCATACACACAATAAAAATTTCTGAAAATGAATTAAGAAAACAACAAGTGGGTGGTTTCTATAGAGATATAGAATTAAATCCTGCTTATGTAAACGAATCAGAAACAGATAAAAAAGAAAGAGAATTAGATGGCACAAGAAAAGGCAAAGATGAAAAAATGTATTCTTTATTAGAGTGTCATGTTAATTTAGACATTGACGGATTCAATGACGTTAATGCTGAAGGCGAACCAACAGGAATAAAATTACCTTACATTGTAACCATTGAAGAAGCTTCAAAAGAAGTTTTATCTATTAGAAGAAACTATGAAATTGGCGATGTAACTAAAAGCAAAATTAGTTACTTTGTTCATTTTAAATTTTTACCCGGTCTTGGCTTTTACGGTTTTGGATTAATTCACATGATTGGTGGATTATCTAGAACAGCAACATCAGCTTTAAGATCACTACTTGACGCAGGAACCTTGTCGAACTTACCTGCTGGATTTAAAATGCGTGGTATAAAAATGAGAGATGAATCACAAGCCATTCAACCTGGAGAGTTTAGAGACGTAGATGCTCCTGGTGGAAATTTAAGAGATGCTTTCATGACTCTTCCTTTCAAAGAACCATCGCAAACATTATTAGCACTTATGGGTGTCGTGGTACAAGCAGGTCAAAGATTCGCTTCAATAGCAGATCTGCAAGTGGGTGATGGGAACCAGCAAGCAGCAGTAGGCACGACAGTGGCTATGCTGGAAAGAGGAAGTAGGACAATGTCCGCAATACACAAAAGATTGTATGCTTCTATGAAAAAAGAATTTAGTTTATTAGCAAGAGTTTTTAAGTTATATCTACCTCCAATCTACCCCTATGATGTCATCGGAGGACAGAGGCAAATCAAACAATTAGACTTTGATGATCGAGTAGATATACTGCCAGTTGCAGATCCAAATATTTTTTCCCAAACACAACGGATCTCCCTCGCACAGACAGAGATGCAACTGGCTGCCTCGAATCCAGCTATTCATAACCAATACGAAGTATACAGAAACATGTATGAAGCGTTGGGTGTAAAAGATATTGATTTAATTTTAAAAAAACCACAGCCACCTACACCAAAAGATCCAGCGTTAGAACATATTGATGCGTTAGCAGGCAAACCTTTTCAAGCTTTTCCTGGTCAAGATCATCAAGCACATATCACAGCGCATTTAAACTTCTTACAAACAAACATGGTAAGAAATGCACCTATGGTTGGAGCTGCAATACAGAAAAATATACTTGAACACATTAGTTTAATGGCACAAGAACAGATAGAATTAGAGTTTAGAGAAGAATTACCTAGATTAGCTCAAATGATGCAACAAGCACAGATGAATCCACAGATGCAAAGAGAAGCAATGGCACTTCAACAACGTATTGAAGGTAGAAAAGCAGAGTTAATTGCTGAAATGACCGAAGAATACATGAAGGAAGAGACAAGAATTACTTCTAAATTTGGAAATGACCCGATTGCAATGCTTAGAGCAAGAGAATTAGACCTACAAGCACAAGAAAATGCTAGAAAACAACAAGAAGGTGAAGAAAGAATCAATCTTGACCGTATGAGAGCGATGATGAACAAAGAAACACAAGACGAAAAGCTCGATCAAAACGAAAAATTAGCAAATTTACGTGCTGATACGTCTATTGAGAAGACAATTTTAGCAAACGAATTAAAAAAGGAGTAATTTATGGCATGGTTTAGTTTAGCAAAGATCGCATTACAAGCTGGAAGCAAAATTTACAGCAATAGACAAAAAACTAAGATGGCAATGTCTGATGCACAGCTAATGCACGCAGAAAAGATGGCTAGAGGCGAAGAAGCTTACCAAGGTAAGTTATTAGAAGCTAGACAATCGGACTGGAAAGACGAATTCGTGTTGGTTATATTAACAATCCCGATATTAGTGCTCGCTTGGGCAGTTCTAAGCGACGATCCGGAGGCGATGGACAAAGTAAAACTGTTTTTTGACTATTTCTCTACTTTACCAAGTTGGTTTACTAACTTATGGATACTTGTAGTTGCTTCAATTTTTGGTATAAAGGGTACACAGATATTTAGAAACGGAGGAAAAAAATAATGGCAGGAAAACCAATAAGCAAAAGTAAAAATCCAGGTTTAGTTAAATTAGCTGCAAAAAAACCTGAACTAGCAAAAAAATTTGGATACAATCCAAAAAGAGTTGTAGCTAAAAAAGGCGGAATGGTTGATAAGCGATCATCTTTTATGGGTGGCGGTATAGCTTACGCTGGTGGCGGAAAAGCAATGCCTAGAGTAAAAAGAGCTGGCGGTGGACCAGGTCTATACGCAAA